CGACCTCGTTGAACAGGGGCTCAAGCGTGCGGGGAGTGTTTTGGATGCCAACATATTTGAATGATGTTCTCGATGGTGCCATCGGGGAGATGCGGGAGAGAAGTAAGCTCCGGCTCTATCAGTCCGACCCGAATGCGTGGTTGCATGACGTGCTCGGTAAGCGGTGGTACTCCAAGCAACTCGAAATTGTAGAAAATTTTTTAAGCAATACGCGGACGGCAGTCAAGTCGGCTAACGGGTGTGGGAAGTCCGCTGTGGTGGCAGACCTTATTACTTGGCTTATCGCCACGAGGGAGCCCAAGGAGACGTTGTGCATTGTCTCTGCGCCCACCCTGTCGCAGATTCAGAAAGTTATCTTTGCGTACCTCAAAACCAATAAGGGGCTGGCCCCTCAAAACCAATAAGGGGCTGGCCGAGATGCGGGGTAACCCCATACCGGGCAGGATTACGGAAACTCTGGACTGGAAGCTGGATACGGACTACGGCCAGGAGTTCTTGGCGTTCGGTAAGCGCCCTAGCGACCAGGACATCGTGAGTTCGTTCCAGGGAACAAGAAAGCTCAATACGTTCGTGTTCCTCGACGAGGCCGGTGGTTTGCCACCCGAGATGTTCACCGCTGCGGAATCGGTGATGACTTCTATGGGGTCAAAGATTCTCGCGATTGGAAACCCGGACCGCAGGGGAACGGAGTTCCACAGAATCTTTACCGACCCGCGCCTGATGCAGGATTGGTCGCTCAATAGTATTAGCGCGTTCGACTTGCCCACTTTCACCAACGAAGAGGTCTATCCCACGGAGGGTGAGCAGGATGCCCTGCTCAAGGGATTGACCAGCGTTGAGTGGGTGGAGCACAAGAAACGTGCCTGGGGTGACGACTCTGCACGCTACAAGGCCAAGGTGCTCGGCGAGTTCCCCGATGAGGCGGACAACACGTTCTTCACCCAGGCGACCATTGATTCTGGATTTGATACCGTCATCGAAGAAGATGATGCCATTCGCCCCATCCTGGGTCTTGACGTTGCGCGGTTTGGGTCGGACGAGAATGTGTTATACGAAAATCGCGGTGGGCGTGTCCGTTGCATTGATCGGTGGTCCAAGCTAGACTTAATCGAAACAGCGAGAAGGGTGCACGACCATGGGCAAAGACTTGTGGCAGGGATTATCAACATTGACGTTAACGGTGTGGGTGGGGGTGTTGTTGATGCTTTGGTTCGTCTGGACGATTTTAATGATTCCGTTTATGATATTGGGGCTATTAATGGATCTCACGCTTCACCTGATTCGGCGCGCTGGACTAACGCGAGGGCGTGGCACTACGACACATTCAGAGAACTCCTTGCAAACGGGAGCCTGGACCTAGACTACGACGACACGCAACTGCGTGACGAGATGATTAGCCAGACTTATAAGTTTAGCCAGCGCGGTTCTATCACTATGACAAGCAAAGATGACATGCGCCGAAGTGGCGTATCGTCCCCCGACTCCTTGGATGCGGCCATCCTCTCCACCATCTCGCACGAGACAGATGGTCCCCGTCCGGGTGACATCGTGCAGATGGAGGAAGTTATTGAGGAACATCCTTTCTATACTGCTTCTTACTGGTAAGATTGTTTCATGGGTATTTTTGACAGGTTTACTTCTACTTCTGACGAGTCTGAAAAACTTTTACGCGAGATTCAGGAGCTTTCTCAAAATAACGAAATGCTAGCCGAGAGCTACTCGGCGCTTGCTCGTGCAACACTGGAGTTCGACGAGCAGGGATGGGCGCCTATCAATCAGTTCTCTCAGACGGCGATGCGCCTCGAGGACGTAAAGGTTGTGCCTCGAGGACGTAAAGGTTGTGGCCCGACAGGCTCGGAGGCAGACAGCATCTAACCCAGTACTCAAGCGCGGTGCCATGCTGCGCTCGAGCTATGTGTTTGGGCATGGGTACAAGATGTCCTCGCGGAACCGACCGCTCCCCCCTCGGTTCATGGACATCATCAATGACCCCATCAACCAGAAAGTACTCTTTAGCGAAGGAGCGTCCAAGAAAAATGAACGAGCCCTATTTACTGACGGGAATTTTTTTGTCCGCTACGACCGTCGCAATCGTCGTTTCTCTCCGCTATGACCGTCGCAATCGTCGTTTCTCTCGTGTTCCCCTAGACGAGATTGCCGGTTGGGCCACCGACCCGGACGACCCGGAGATTATTCGGTACTACCTGCGCGAGTACGAGTTGCGCCAGCCCGTAACCGACCCATACAGCTCTTACACTGCCGAAACCCGCAAGGTTTGGTATCCGCTGGACTACACCAGCAATCCGGTATCACAGATCAATAACATCCCCGTTGACCGTAACTTTGTCATTCTGGACACGAAGGCCAACGATGAGACCGGCGGGCTCTGGGGTCTACCCGATTCGCTACCCGCGCTGCCGTGGTCGTGGGCATACTCCGAGTATCTGAAGGATGGCTCGAAGATGCTGAAGGCTCTGTCGGGTATTGCCTGGCAGGTCAAGACCAAGACGGCTAAGGGTGGGGCTAACATCTCCTCCAAGCTCATCAATAACAAAGAGGTTGCCGCTACTGCCGTGACGGGTGCGGACATTGAATTGAACGCAATGCCCCGCAATAACACCATTGACTTGGCCACGGGACGCCCGCTGGCCGCAATGGCGGCTACTGCCATGGAGGTTTCGGTTGAGGCGCTTCTATCGGGGCCCGGAGCCGAGGGTGGCGGTGGAACCCAGGTTCTCGATCAGTCCACGCTGAATGCGGCTTACGCACGCCAGGGCAACTGGGAGGACTTCTATATCCGCGTGCTGCGAGTGATTGGCGTTCCGGACCCTAGCGTTACCTTCAACAACATTATTGTTGACCCCGCCTACCGGACGATTCAGTCGCTGGGTCAGGCCTGGATGACAGGACTATTCGGCACGGACGTTATGCAAGCCGCTATGGCAGAGCAGTTGGGCATCGAAGCACCCGGTCCAGTACCCTCCGGTGCTCAGGTTCCCAACAATGACGGCAGCGCGCCGACTGGTGGAAGAACCCTGGGCGCTGGTGACCCGAACAACATTGCAACCTCGCAAGGCAACTCGGGTGCCGGGGTTGACGATCTATCAGACGGTGACAATAATCCAAGGGACCTACAAAACAATCCACGATAATAAATCGTGATAATATTGTTACATGGCAAATTTGTTCACGGAGTCTAGTTCTGCCCCAATTAAATCTGGCAACAACTGGCGCGCCGTTCTGATCACTCCGGGTAAAGGTTCCTCAGGTGTGTACACCGAGGCAATGCTCAAAGAGTATGGCCCGAAGGCTTTCAAGAAGGGCACGCACTCTTACGTTGACCACCCTCGTAGTGAAGAGGACATTCGCTCACCCAAGAATCTAATCGGTGTTTTAGCTGAAGACGCTCACTACGAAAAGGGAGTCGGCCTGGTTGCCGAGCTAGAAGTAATGCCACACTGGAAAGAGTTCGTCGAGGCAGTTGCCCCGCACACGGGTCTTTCTATTTATGCTATGGGTGAAGGTAACTACAACGACGACGGTGAAGTCGTGGTTGAAAACCTCATCCCCCACACCCAGAACTCGGTGGACCTGGTTTCATACCCAGGGCGTTCAGGTTCTAAGCTTGCCGATAAACTCTACGAGGCCGCGATCTCGATGATCGCCGCCGAGGAGAACACAGAAGAAAATGAGCCCGAAGAGGGCGAAGAAGCTTCCGCTCCCATGAGCGGTAAGGAAGGTACTGCTGCTAAAACAGCCGCAGCGACCGAATCTAACAAGAAAGAGGAACACATGGAACTCAAGGAATTGAGCGACCAGCTGGCTGAGCTGCCCAACGTGGTAGCCGCTGCTGTTGCAGAAGCCCTTGCGCCTGCCGTGGAGACCGAAGAGAAGGAAGAGATCGATGTTGCGGCTGTTGCAGAAGCAATGGTCGAGGCAGACCTTCCCGAGGTTTCACGCAAGGCCGTCTACGAGTCTCTTCGCGCCGGTGCCGACCTGGCTGAGTCCATCGAAAGCCAGAAGGCTTTTGTGGAGTCCGTCAAGTCACACTTCAAGGAGGAGGCAGTTGCTTCCGCCAAGGTTGCAGACGAGGCCGTTATTGTCAACACCCAGGAGAGCGCACC